TTCTCGTTTCAACAAGTTGGTACTAACTGTGGATTAATTGGACAGAATGCAGCTGTTGAAGTTGACGGTGCTGCATACTGGATGTCAGAAAATGGTTTTTTTAGATACACAGGTAAACTAGAATCATTACCGTGTTTAGTTGAAGATTTTGTATTTGACGATATCAATACAACACCTAAACAACATATTAATGCAGGATTAAATAACTTGTTTGGTGAGGTTATGTGGTTCTATCCAAACTCAGGTTCAGGTGTTGTAAATAGAATGGTAGCTTATAATTATCTAGATTCAAGCACCGAGCGACCAGTATGGACCACAGGAACTTTAGCAAGAACAGCATGGGAAGATTCTGCTATATTTGGTAAGCCACATGCAACAGAATATGATTCAAGTGCAGAAACAGCTGATACAGATGTTAACTATGTTCATGGTAATACAGACGGTGCATCTACATATTATGAACACGAAACAGGATTAAATCAAGTTAAAGGAGGTCAAACAACTGCAATTACTGCAAACATTGAATCTGGAGATTTTGATATTGGTCAACAAGGTTTAGCTGGTGACGGTGAGTTTATGATGAAAATAAGAAGAGTTATACCAGATTTTTTAGCACAAACAGGTGATGCAAGAGTAACATTAAATTTAAGAGATTTTCCAAATGATACACAAGCAAGTTCATCTCTTGGTCCATTTACAATTAATTCAGGTACACAAAAAATAGACACACGTGCACGTGCTAGATCTATATCTTTAAAAGTAGAAAATACTAGTACAAGTCAATTTTGGAAACTAGGAACATTTAGAATAGACTATCAACCAGATGGAAGAAGATAATGGCAAGAATTGTACAATCATTAACACAACCTGATACAGAGTATAATCAACAAACTCAACAATCTTTTGTAAGAGACATAGATAGTATTGTACAAAAATTAAATACTACCTATCAACAAGATTTAAAAGACGAAGCAGAAGCGGAGGCATACTTCTTTGGCTAATTCATTTGTAAATAAAAAAGTAGATTTAACGACTACATCAGCTACAATACTGTACACAGTGCCAACGGCCACTACCGCTATTGTAAAATCTATATTAGTATCAGAAGATTCTGGTAATGCAGATACTATAACAGTTACTATTACAGATACCAGTGATAACGTATTTAGCTTATTTAAGACAAAGTCTATATCTGCTAATGGAACAACAGAATTATTATCAGCCCCTTTAGTATTAGAAGAAAGTGAAATATTAAAAGTGACTGCAGCGACAGCTAATAGACTACATGTAGTCCTTTCGGCCTTACAATCTAAGCCTAGAGAAGTTACAACATAGTCTTGATTTACTTGTCAAAAGCAAGTAATACTATAAATTCAGGTGAAATCCCTGCCTTTTTAATATAAACAATAATAACATATATATGATTACAAGAATGCAAATGCCAAGACAGTTACGTAATAAAGGTGGAATAACTAATGTTGTTCCAAGAGAAGAATATGGTCTTGGTAGTAAATTAAAAGAACGTTTTAGAAAAATTATACCTAATGAATTAGCAAATATTGCAGTTAAAGCTGCACCGTTTGTTGCACCATTTAGTCCTGGTATTGCAGGTTTAATGAGAGGTATAGGTAGATTTGATCAAAGAGGTAGTATCAGTGATGCATTAAAACAAGGTTTTGCTACTTATAGTTTTGGTAAACTTGCAGGAAAAATACCTGGAACAGAAAAATATTTTGGAAAGGGTATGGAAGGAGCCAAAACTCTTGCAGGAGATGTAAGAACAAAAACTGGTAGTTTATTTAAGTCTCAAGAAACACAAAATTTAAAAAACGCAAAAAATGCAGATGATGCTAGAAAAGGTGTTGGCATAATACAGCAAGCAACAGATGCAACAATTGGTAAGATACCTGGATTAAAATCTTTACCAGATTTTGTTCAACAACAATTGTTTGTAGGTGGTATTACATCAGGAGCATCTGCATTAGCAAGTTACTTTCAAGGAGATTTTAGAGAACAAGAATCTGGTGAAACTATGGAAGAATATCTAGCTGCAAGAAAAGATGCAGTTGGAAAACAAATGAGAATTTATATGGATAACTATTATGCAAATGATCCAGAATATTCAGCATTAGATGATGCAGGCAGAAACGCATTTGTTGCAAGATACAATGTTCGTGATGGTGGTAGAATAGGATATCAAACTGGTGGTATTACTATGTCTAACACACTTGCAGAAAACATAGCTCGTAATAGAGCTAACCAAGCTGCGTTTAATCAAGCTATTGCACCTGCACAAGAAAGAGCTAGAAAAAAAGCTTTTAACGTTTTTATGACTCCACAAGGAAACGTAGCAAAAGATCAAGGTATAGCACAACTTGCTAGAGATACAGGTAAAGCATCTAGTATTACAAATCTTCCTATTACAAGTGGAACAGATATATCAAGAATGATTGGACCAGGAACAGGTATAAAAGAACCATCTTATGGTGGACAACAGACATATTCTAATCTTGGTTTTGCGGCTCTTCCATCAAGTAGTCAAAAAACTACAACTACCCCAACAACCACAGTTTCTAAAACAAACACTGCACCAGATCTTACAAAACAATCAGAAGCGTATGGTAGACTTATGCAACAAAAATTTGAAGAAGCATATGGTAACCCAGAAGATTACAGGGCAGAAGCAGCAACTTTAGGCATGCCTCTTGGAGTATATATGGATTATCTTATGACCTTTGATCCAAAAGATGTGTATTATTCTTTAAGAAAAAAAGATCCTTATTATGACCCTCAATTTGATACGCCTCGCGTACCAGAAGAAAAAGCACAATTAGATCCTTTAAGAATGTACTTTAATAGAGAACTACAAAGACAAATAGATTCTGGAATACCAGAGTCTGAGAGAATAAAATTTGGTCAAGTAGTGGCACCTCCTACAATGCTTCCAAGTTCAGGGATAATGTCTAGTATGTATGAATCTTATGAAGATGCATTAGCAAGAAATAGAAAACAAATGGGTCTTGCTAAAGGCGGCATGCCAACAGGTATTATGAGATCAAATCAAGCAGGAGTCATGGAACGAGACTACAGAGATGAAGGTGGCTTTGTGCCAGTAGGTATTAAAGAAAAAGCAGACGACGTACCAGCTATGCTATCAAAAAATGAGTTTGTTTTTACAGCAGATGCTGTAAGAGGAGCAGGTAATGGTAGCATTGAAAAGGGAGCACAAAAGATGTATGATACAATGAAAAATTTAGAGAGAAGGGTAGTTTAATGGCTGAACCTACATTTGAAGATTATTTAAGAGAGCGAGAAATGCTCGATAAAAAAAATATGATGGAAAATTTAATGAAAGAATATCAAGACGATATGAATAGAAAAAAAGTTATGGAACAGAAACAAATGGCGTCAGCACCAGATATACAAGATGAGAGAAATGAACTCTCTATGAAACTTTTTGGTAAACCGCTTAGATTATTAACACCTGAAGAGATGGATATTCTTGATTCAGAAGCCGAAAGACTTATGCAAAAATTTATGGCAGATGGCGGTAGAGTATTAAAACAAACAGGTGGTATAACAGAACAAAGAACTTTACCACCAGAATATGTAGAAGCATTAGGTAAAACATATGCAGCTGATCTTACAAGGCAAGCTGGATTACCAACTGTTACAACTGCAACTACTCAACAACCTGGTGAAACTGCAGAACAGTTTGCATCAAGACAAGCACAAGCACAACAATTTGGAATTACTAGAGCAGGTATGGCTGAACTTGCACCGCAAGTAGCAGCACAAGATGCATTACAAGCAGCAGCATATACACAAGCAACGGACCCAACAACAGGTCTTGGTTCTTTTCAACCATTCTTAACAAAAGCTACAACTGCAGCTGATGCAATGACACCATTAACTGGAACAGGTGCAGGTACGGGTGCAGGATCTATTGCATCATATCAATCGCCGTATCAACAACAAGTAATCGATGCAACGTTATCAGAGTTTGATAGACAAAGACAAATACAACAAAATCAAACTGCAGCTCAAACATTAGGTGTACCTGGTGCATTTGGTGGTGGCCGTGAAGGTGTACAAAGAGCAGAGTATCAAGCAGCAAGTGACAGGAATCGAGCGGCAATACAATCTAATTTATTACAACAAGGTTTTCAAAATGCAGCAGCAAGGAGACAACAAGATCTAGCGAACCAACAAGCAATATCTAATCAACAAAGAGGATTAGGTGCAGCAGCACAAGACTTTAGTAGAGCACAAATATCTGGTCTTGGTACATTAGGTGCACAACAACAAGCACAAAATCAAGCAATACTAGATGCACAGAGACAAGCAGCAGCAATGGCAGTTGAAGATCCAAGAAGAAGATTAAATATGTTAGGTCAAGGTGTTGCTGGATTATCTGGACTAGGATCTGTTACATTTAGTGAATCACCAGCAGCAGCACAATCTAGTCCATTAACAACAGCACTAGGTTTAGGTTTAGCAGGTGCTGATATATATGGTAGAATATTTGGTAGTAGAACATAATGAGTAGAACTTTAAAAAGACCAATGTTTAGAAGAGGCGGATCCACTAACAATGGTATTATGACTGGTATTGTTGATAGAGAACAGAAAAAAGTTGGTGACGTTGCAGGTAGAGCAAGAGAACTTACACCTGAACTTGCAAAGTTATTAGAAGAGTTTACACCACAAACAAGATTTCCATTAGGTCAATTAGGTTTAAATCTAGCATCAGGTAAATTTGCTGGTGATGGGTTTTTACAAAATTTAACTGGATCATTACAAGATCCTTATACACAATTTACAAAAGCAGATGATGCAAGAGCAAGAGGAATTAAAACTGGTGCTGCTAAATTAGGTATTACTCAAGCTATGGAAGAAGCAAAAGCTAGAGCAAAAGGCACTAATTTAATGCAAAAAGATTATTCACCACAAAGAGCATATGAAGATGCAGTTACTAAAAGAGTTGAATCTGCTGGTAAATTAAAAAGTTTTGAAAAACCTAATTTAGAACAAAAATATCCAAGAGCTACAGCAGAATATGATATATACGTTTTAAGAAATTTAAGAGCAACAGCTAATGAAACTGGAAAAATGATTGCTGCTAATAATGCAGGTTTTGTTCCATTTGATCCAAAGACACAATCATTTGATTACAATGCGATGCAACCGGGAGCATTTTATTATGATCCTAGAATAAATGCTTTTGTTAAAAGAATACCAGCATCATATGAATAAGAAGGTGGATTTCTTATATATGATAAAAAAACATTTGCAAAAAGAAAACTAT